CTACATTTGTTTTAAATATAGATATACCAAATTCATTTTGCACAAAATCTGATAGGTCCTTAGCGTGCATATCTCTAAGAACATCTTCCATATATTGTGTTCTTTTGCTCACCCCATACGGATCTTGAGAATATGCTTTTATATCAAAGTTCCTTTCCGCCATACCGTTTACTACGATATCTACAAACTTAGGAATAATAGGCACAGGCTTCCAATCTAAATTCAAATAAGATAAATCACCGTTTATTGACAACTCATCTTTGTATTTTTGTATAGGCTGTTCGCCCCTTGCGTATAATCGTAATTTATGAAAAGTGTGTTGGTTACTAACAAATCTATTTGAATTAGCTCCAGAATCTGTTTTGAACCACTCGTCTTGAATTGCTCGTCCAACTTTTAAGCCGTATTCCGAAGAAATTTTTTCAGCGTCACTAGCAACTTGACTAGGGAAAGAACTTTTTACAACTGATTCAGCCATACTTATTTTATTATTTTTGAAATATTACTGCCATTATTATATTTAGCAATATTTAAATTTAGTTTTTGTTTTTGTGTTGAAGGTATTGGTCTATAAAGGTTTTTATTACATGCCATTATAGCCAGCCCGCTACTTATTGCGGCATCAAATTTTGTTCTTTTGTTTATATCAAACTTAGACCAATCATTTAATGTTGAACTAAAATACAAGGTGCCGTAACTATTATCATCCAGCAAACCTACGTGTTTATCTATATAGCTTTCGATAGCTGCTGCGTGTGCTTGCTTTATATCCTCGCTTGAGTTCGGTATCCCGCCTATTTCCTTTTCTGCTACGGAAAGTTTATTCCATAGCTTATCTGGTCTGTTCATTGAATAGCCCCTGTATCCTCTTCTTTTTAAATAATACAGCAATCTAGGTTTATTATTTTCAGCCAATAACGGCATTCCATAAAATACTAAAGCCATAAGTACATCTTCAAAAAACATTTCAGCTGTTTGTGGCCGTGCTATATATTCTAAAAAAAAATGATTAGGAGGTGCATTTTCCATTGAAAATTTAGTTAATCCGTGCAAAGCACCTTTCGACCCACTGCCTCCTACTGTTCCTGATATGTCATAGCTATCACAGCCAAATGCCCCTATGTGATCATTACCCGGATATTTAACACCGTTTTTTATTACCTGCCTATTTTGCAGGCCACGGTCTTGAACCCAGCTAACTTTAAACCTTCCCTGGGGATTAGGCGTAAATCTTACTTTAGTATCTTTAATACCGTTTTCCCAAGAAAAACTCCCAGTGGTAACAACGCTACTATTCTTTAAGTCTTCGTTATAGTCTATTTGTTCGTATATTTTTACTAAATTAAATATACTGTTTTTAGTCTCATCCCGGAACGCATGCTCCTCTGTTCGTGGAAATTGCCTATAGAACTCATTTAGAGCATCCTGATCGCCTTTTAATCCCTCAACCTCATTATCCCAATGTTCTATAACCCCGACGTCTATAACGTCTCCATATGGTCCCTCACAATGCTTAAGTGGGGTTTCGAATACAGGCATCCCAAAAGAATCAATGAATCCTTCGTAATTCCATTCCATAGGTATGAACAAAGAATATAATCCTGACTTAGTTTGTCCGTTTCTATTTCGTTTGGTAACATCAGAATCATTATATAATTTTTTAAAGTTCTCTCCTCCCTTGTCTAATGCGTTCGACGTTGAGCCCATCATACATTTGCCAATAATCCTGGCTCCTAATCTTAGTGTCGTTTTTGTAACCCTCCAGTTATTAAGGATGTTGTCTGGCCTTTCCCACTTCCCCGATTCATCGTGGACGAGAAGTTTAAGTTTTTCCCCATCGTAGGAGTTGTCGCCTGTGTTCTTCCAGTCGATCGTGGTATCAAGCCCCTCGAGTAATTCTTTATCTTTCTTATTTTGTATAGACTTCCTAGTGAGTCTACTGGCTGGAATCCTATAGGCAAGCTCGGTCTTTGGCCTGTCCATACCGTCCTGGATGGGTTTGAAAAAGAACGGGTAGTTGACGGATATTGGTACAACCTTGTCTGTGAACATTTTCTTAGCATCCGCTCCAGACTTAGACAAGATACCGTACCGTGCATCTGACGTAATTGTCGCCAAATTAACGGTCTCTGCTGAAGACATAAATGAAAATCCTGAACGGCGGTTTTTAAGGTAACACATTCCGTAAGATCGTGCGTCGGCTTTACAAGCCTCCCAGAATATGAAGAATAGTCTGTTTGCTTCCCTAAAGTCTGGCTTCCCAACGTCAATCTTGCTCCACTGCAAGTACATAAAGTGAGCGCCAGTAATGTAAGTAGCCATGCTCTTATTATTGAACCAATGGCCTTCGTCTCTTTTTTTAAATTGTTCATCTATATATGGTTCCCATTTTTCTTTAAAATCGTCTGGATAATCGCGCCAATCAAATACACTAGATATATTTTTTAGCTCTCTAGGGTATTCCTCTGGCGTCCATTTATCGTAAGTTTTATCTAATTTAGCCGGAGCTTTTGGTAAAGCTATTTTTAACCCTTGTATTTCGTAAACTTCTCCTATTTGGCCGGTTTTACTAATAACGACGACATCATGCTCTTTGCTATACCCATACTGCCATTTTTTACTTTTATTTAGCCTAGATATAGTGTTTAATTTAATAGGAGTTATAATCTTTAATAAAGCCTGTTCGTACATTACTTAGATCTTTTTTCAGCAAACCCCTTAAACGACTTAGGCTTATCATCTTCTTTAGGTTTGTTATCAATTATTCGCTCCTCCTCGTCAATACGATTTAATATTTCAAACGCATCGAATATTGCTAATTTTTTAGTGGCTGCCGCATTTTTTAATCTATCAGCGGAAATATCATCATCAGAATCCACAATAGCCTCCTTGGCTACTTTAATTAATTCCTCAACTGCTTTATGCCCAGCTTGGATTATATTCCTCTTCGTTTCCTTGATATTCATATTTAATTGTAATTTGATTTGCAGGAACTCTATATAATTTTTCTTTGTTTATATAAAAATCGTATTCAAAACCCAGCTTATAACCTATCAAAGCGCCTTGTTCGATGGACCCATCAGTGTACTTTACAATACCAATTCCGGGTTTTTCAAAATCTATAGAAAACATTTTGTCTTCTTTTAAAGGCTTTATAAAACAAAAACCTTTTAAGCACTCCCATTCTTTTTTTTTGACTGCAAAAATTTGATTCTCGTTAACAAGATATTTATTTTCCTCAAGGTAGCTCCTGCTGTTTTTTTCTTTACCCCTAATGTCGTAGAATCTTCTAAAAACATTGTGATGCAGTATTACTTCGTCGCCTTTTTTAATGTTGGTATTATTTATAAGCGGTTCAGAAATTACAATACCTATTCTATTGACGTAATTGTGATTTTGAAGCTCGGTATTTAAAATAATATTTTTATTACCTACGTTCTTTATTGAAGTAGTGCTTTTACCTTTAGGAGTTACTATAAAATCTAATAATGAATTCATTAATAGTCTAAATTATATTCTACAGATATCGCCATATTCTTATTAAAATCTTTCCACGGCAGCACTTCGTCTTTCTTTTTAATATATATAGAGTACTTTTCGTCTTCTTCTATTATATTATATATAGTATGACCACCATACACCTCCTGACCGACAGAATAATGCATGGCGTCATTCTTATAATTTGATCCAATGCTAATCTTCCTTATTAACATTTTCTTTTATTTCTCCATTATTTATATCAACACTAACATCTCCATAAGCTTCTTTCAGTTCGTCTTGGAATTTTTGTAAGCCCACTTGAGATTCTGAAACCCTATGCAATATTTGGTGCTTTTCAATATCTAGTCTTCCTAATTCTAATTGTAATTTATTAAAATTATTAATTAATGTTTTTAATTCTTCTAATTCTTCTTTTTTAATTTTTTTTGTTTTTGCCATTTTATTTAATTTAAGTGTTTAACATATAGTTAAGTATTACGTATTTACGCGTTACTTTAATCCTCTATCGTCATAGTTACTGAAGCCGGGTTTTCTAGTTCATCAATTTGTGAAGCAATACTGCCTTCAATAGCTTCAACTTGCTCTTCACTCATAGCTTCTTTTGTCCAGCCCGCAACAACTTCGTTTGTTAATTCGTCAAAAGGTATAAACTCAGTTTCAGGATTTAAAGTTACTATTTGAGTTCCAATATTAGTTGCTGAATAATCTTCTTTGACCCCTGTTACTCTCCAGTGTACATTATACACTACATTTGTCTCACCCTCTTCCTGAGGGTATACATCTACCGTTTTGCAATTCCAATCGTATGTTATCATTATTTTTATTTGTTTATTTTAAAATTCTAGGTATTCTTAAAGTATCTATTTGTTTTCCGGATTCTATATCTAAAATTTCATATGTTACGGTTTCATCACACACCATCATTCTGCCTAATAGCCCTATTGGCCTACCCTTACATCCAAACACAACCGTTGATCCGCTTGATCCATCTTTACCATCTTTACCATCTGCTCCAGTAGGTCCAGTAGGTCCAGTCGCGCCCTGAGGCCCCTGAGGTCCCTGAGGCCCAGTGCTTCCTTTATCCCCTTTTTCCCCTTTAGAGGTAGCTGTTGTTGAATCTTTACCAAAGGCGGCTTTAACAAAAGCGTGCACCTCTTCTAGGTCTTGTCTTATATTTTCTATTTCTTTTAAAAGATATATTGATT